AAGCTTCTGATGATTTTGCTATACAATTAATAAAGTTAATACCAGAAGAAAAGAAAGGTGTTATTGTGCATAGTTATGCTCTTCCTGGGACAAACTTAAAGAAACACATGACTTATTTTAAGTATCTTATGGATCATTTTAATATTATTATGATCGTGGGAGACTATAATGGCGGTGTTCAGTTTATAAATTCATGCAACGAGAGTGATTTATTTAAAAGAGACAAGCTGGAGATAGGTGTATTTGATGCAGGATTGGACAACCCTCACGATTACATTAAAGATCTCAAAGAAGCTAGAAGAGGCTATAATGTTTCTAACAAAACTATTTGTTATTTAAGAAAACCAACATCGGTTTGGATTAGAAATGGTAACGAAATGTTACAAACAGCTTTCGATAGAAAGAAATTGTACTTTGCAGCCACAGCTATGGACGACAACTATTCCATACAAAAAGCTAAAAAAATACCAATAAAGGAATTAAAGTTTTCTAAATATGAAGACGAAAAAAATAACGGCGCAAAAATGATTGAATTTATCGAGCACCAGAAAGATATGATTGATTTGACTAAAGCAGAATGCGCTTTAATCCAAGTAACTAGCTCGGCTGGAGGCACTCAGAGCTTTGATCTACCAAGCAACCTTAAAAGGCAAAAGGGTGTAGATAGACCAAGAAAAGACTCCTACTCCGCTTTGGTTTTAGGGAATTGGGGAATGAATATTTATTACGATATGATCAATATACCAGAAGAATCTCATTCGGGTTTTACTCCAATGTTTATTTAAAAAAGTTTAAAAGTGACTTTTAAAAAGTGTAAACAACTTTATAATAAGTCATGTCCAAAAGAAAATATAATAAAAAATCCGATTATTGGAATAAATTTCAAAAAGTTGCGCCACAAGCGTCACAAGCCCAAGAAAACGTTGAGCCCGCCACAATGGGTGAAGCGTACCACGTTTCCCAGGGGTCGTACAGTCGGTCTGGTTCTGTGAGCAATCTCTCATCGTCTAGTACAAGCACAAGAATAAACAGGTCTTCTGTTACGACCCCTATTAACAAATTTAGTCAAATTAGAAGTGGGATGCTTCCATATGAGACAGCTTCGGACGGAGTAAATGTTAGAGACGCTATTGAGCTTTGCCAGAAGGCTTATGCGAATGTTCCTATTTTTAGGAATACAGTTGACATGATGTCGGAGTTTGCAAATGCAGAACTCTACTTAGAGGGAGGCAATTTAACTTCTAGAAAATTTTTCGAAAAACTTCTTAACAGGATTAAAATTTGGGACCTTAAAGATCAATACTTCAGAGAGTATTACAGAAGTGGAAATATATTTTTATATAGAGTGGACGGCAAATTTACACTAGAGGACTATAAGGATTTTTCCCAAAACGTTTCTGATGGGCCTTCTTTAAACAAGTTTCCGTTGAAATATGTGGTTTTGAATCCCTTTGAGATTGTAGCTAAAAGAAGCACAGTATTTAATACAAAGGACGGCGGTTACGCCAAGATTCTTTCTGAGTTTGACTTAGAGAGACTAGCCAACCCTAAGAATGATTATGATCAGGCTGTATTTGAAGCATTAGATCCTGAAATCAGAAAAAGAATCAAAGAGGGAGGCTACTCTGAAAACGGTCTTCTAGTAAATTTAAAAAGTGATAAAATGTCGTACAGCTTTTACAAAAAGCAAGATTATGAACCTTTTGCTATTCCGTTTGGTTATCCTGTCCTTGAGGATATTAATGCCAAACTGGAAATGAAAAAAATGGATCAAGCAATCATGAGAACAGTTGAAAATGTTATTCTTATGATAACTATGGGAGCCGAACCAGAAAAGGGAGGGATTAATCCTAACAATGTTATAGCTATGCAAACTCTTTTTCGGAATGAGTCTGTAGGCAGGGTTCTTGTTTCCGACTATACTACAAAAGCTGATTTTGTTATACCAGATATCAACAAAGTAGTTGGCCCTGGAAAGTACGAAGTTATCAATCAGGACATCAAAGACGGCTTACAAAATATAGCCCTTAATGATGATAAATACAATGGCGCGCAAATGAAGACCCGCGTATTTCTGGACAGACTTAAAGAGGCTCGCGAGGCTTTTATCCAAGATTTTCTTCAGCCAGAAATTCGTAGAATTGCAAGGGACTTAGGCTTTAGGTCTTATCCAACAGTTAAATTTAAAGATATTGATCTACGTGACGAAACCCAGCTAATGAGAGTTGCTACCAGACTTATGGAATTGGGTCTTATTTCCGCAGAGCAAGGGATGGAGCTTTTCCATACTGGAAAATTTCCTATGGCGGAAGATTTGGAAAAAGCTCAAGAAAAGTTTGTAGAGCAAAGAGAAAAAGGATACTTCAATCCAGTAGTAGGTGGAGTGCCAATGATAGAGCCAGGCGAAAAGGAGGAAGAACAAGAGGCAAAACCAACAAAAGCAATGCCTGGCCGCCCAGAAGGTTCAAAAGACAAATTCTCTAGAGAAAATATCCAAGCTACTATTTATGAAATAGAAGCGTTGAATTCTATAGCTAAAGAAAAAATGCTAGAAAAATTAAATTCAGAATCTCTAGATGAAAATCAGGAGAAGATGATAAGCCAATTATGCGAATCTGTCATCTGTGCATCGGCAAAAGAAAATTGGACTGAAACAATGCTTTCTTGTGTAAATGATTTTACTGAGATTGAAAAATTAGGTACAATGGAAAATATTCTTGATATCTCGGAAGCTCACAGATTAGAGATCTACCCTTCAGCAATTTTGCATCATTCTAATGAATCATAAATATACCACAACTTTTGACTTTGAGATTAAAGCCTGCGAGAATATAGCTGGCATTAATGTGAGTAAAGCTAATATCGAAAATCTAAGATCTTTAATACCCACTTCTGTGGATTTAGAAAAAAATATAGATTTAATGGGCGTAGCATTTAATGCTGCTGTTGTAAACGAGTTTAATAAAAACGGGGATGGTATAGACACCAAGACTGCAATAGCATCGGTGCAACAATTCATTCATAAGCCGACTAATATAGAACACAACAAGAAGAAAGTTGTGGGTCATATTGTCAATGCTGGATTCAGTGATTATTCAGATAGTTCTGTTTTGATCAATGTAGACGAAAATAAAAAAGAAGCATTCAATATAGCTTTAGGCGCGGTTGTTTACAAAACAGTTGACAGGGACTTTGCTACGATGTTGGAAAATAGTACCAATCCAAAAAATAAAATGTTTAATACCGTTTCTGCGAGTTGGGAAATTGGTTTTAGCGAATACAAGATTGCGGTTGGTAGTAAAAATTTAAAGGATGCCGAAATTATTTCTGACCCAGAAAAAGTAAGCGAGATGAAGGGTATGCTTAAGAGTTTTGGTGGGAAAGGAATGACTGAAGATGGCCGTCCCGTTTATCGGTTAATTACTGGTAACGTTTATCCGCTTGGTATTGGTTTTACTCTGAAGCCAGCTGCGAATGTTAAGGGTGTAATCAGCAACGAATATAAAGAAAAAGAAGAGCCTGCGGATGAATCTAATAAATCCCAAGCTGCGCATTTAGAAAAAATATCTGACAAAATTTCACAAAAATTAAAAAATACTGTAAACAATACTAAAATCATGGACTTAGAAACACTCTTATCAGAATTGAAGGACTCTCTTGCGGAAAAGAAATTTTCCGAAGAAGCGGTCGCTGGCATGACTTCGACTTTTGCCGAAGCCATTAAACAAAAAGATGACGAGTACCAAGCTTCTCTTGAGGCTGCAGAAAAAGAAAAGGCTGAAATCGCATCTGCGAGAGAAGATCTTGAAAAATCTGTAGAATCTATCAAAGAGGAACTTAAGGTAGCTCAAGAGCGCATTAACGATTTTGAATCGGAGAAGAAGGCTGAAGAAGCTATCGCTCGTTTCAATTCACGTATGGAAGAAATCGATTCTATTTATGATCTTGAAGAAAGCGACAGTTCTTTTATCGCTGAGAAGATTAAAGGTCTTGACGAAAGTGAAGAGTCCTTTG